AAACATATTATGAGACCCAAGTCGTTTTTCATTAACGGTGGTGCAGGACGTGTAATCTGCTCCATCCCTGCATTCGAAAAATATGCAGAAGACCATCCAGACGAAGACTTCGTTATTGTCTGCGAAGGTGGTACAGATTTCTTTAAAGGTCATCCTATTCTACACAGGAGATGCTACGATCACTGGCATAAAGATCTTTTCGAAGACAAGATTAAACACACAGATATAGTTACACCAGAACCATATAGAATCTGGCATTACTATAATCAAAAATGCAACCTATCTCAAGCATTTGACATTGAGATCAATGGTTTGTCGGAACCAAGAGAGTTACCCAAACCAACAATTAAACTTTCCAGAGAAGAAGAAACAACTGGAATCTTTATTGTAGAAGAGGTTCGTCAAAGAACTAAGAAAAAGAAAACCGTAGTCTTCCAACCATTTGGTAGAGGAGTCCAGATTGCTGGTAATATTATTATGGATACTTCTGGAAGAAGTTTCGAATATAATAATGTTATCAGTATCATTAAGAAATTACAGAAGAAGTATTCTGTTATTCTTTTCTCAGAACTAACTATTGATTTTGAGAAGGAAGGATTTACAGAAACTGTATCTCATCCTCAAGGTAGATCTTTAAGGGATCTTGCTGGTGCTATTAAAGCAGCAGATCTATTTGTTGGATGTGATTCTGTAGGACAGCATATTGCGAAAGCATTTGAAAAACCAGCAGTTGTAGTTGTTGGATCTACATTCAAAGAGAACATTAGTTATCCAGAAGATAAGATGTTCTCTGTACTTGATATGGGTGAGGGTCTAAGAGTATATGATCCTATTCGTATCACCATTGATGAATACACCAACCGAGTCAATGACCGTATCATGGCAATGAATGATAAGGTTGAATCTGTCATCATGCAAGAGGTTGATAAACTAATGAAGAAGCATTATAAAGCTTCTGATAAAGTTATCAGACTTCCTGAAGAGATGCAGCAAAGTGTAGATCAGACTCTTGCTATGGAGGAAGAGTATAAGAAACAGAAAGTATCTGGATCTGGTGGCATGCCTATGCCATCTTTAGGAATGAAGGAACCAAAGAAGTCCAATAACCCAAATCTAATTCCAGCATTAATGGCTGATCAATCTGATATCAAACCATTAAGTAAGACTCCATCAGGATTTGCTGACGTACTAAAAACAAAGTGAGGTAATAATGATTATTTTAGCGGTTGCACGTGGTCATAACGGAAGCACAACCTTAATGGTTGACGGTGAGATTGTCTTCTACGTAGAAGAAGAACGCCTTACACGTTTTAAATATGACGGATCTCCTATGTTAGGTATCCTCAAAGCATTTGAGTATGTCGATCATATTGATCATCTAGTTGTTTGTCATACACATAGATCTGGTCCTAATCTAGATTGGACTGGTGAGCATATGTATGAAGGGTTTGTAAGGAAGATTGCTCGTAAGAAGTTTGAGTTTGAAACAACTTATATTGATTTGAATCATCATGAAATGCATGCTGCATGTGGTTTCTATAATTCTGGATTCGAATCTGCTGCATGTGTCATTGCAGATGGTGCTGGAAGTTTCTTACAGATGCAAGAAGTTCCAGATACATTATATGAATTTGAAACTATCTTCCATGCAGAGTATCCTGAAGAGTTTGAACAAGTATGGAAGCATGTAGGAACTAAGGCTGCTATTGGTTTCCATGAACCAGAACCTAATACATTCATTACTGAATATCCTGGTCATACTAAAATGTATGAAGCAGTAACACAGTATTGTGGGTTCCCTGCTATTGAGGCAGGTAAACTTATGGGTCTTGCACCATACGGTAAACCTAATGATGAACTACCATCATTCTTTAAAGATGGATGGGGTAATAGGGATTTGATTGTTCCAACATATCCTAATGCTGCTACTATTAATGAAGCTCGATTTGAGATTCTTAAGAATGATAAACGCAATCAACAGAAAGGTGAGATTCTAGAACACTCAGAAGTTCAGAAGGATATGGCATATAAGATTCAGGAAGAAACATCTGAACGTATGTGTGAGTTGATTGAGAAAGCAGTTGAGTTAACTAGTGAAAAGAACATTGTAGTTTGTGGTGGTTATGGTCTTAACTGTGTAGCAAACTATAAGTATTGGGAACGCTTCCCTGATCTAAACATCTATTGTGAACCTATTTCACATGACGGTGGAACATCTATTGGTGGAGCACTTTATAAGTGGCATCAACTTACTGACAGCGAAGAACCTAGAAAGCAAGCATCTGTTTACTATGGTCCTCAGTATGATCCTGCTACTTATGAGTTATCTCTTGATGGTTTAGATGTAACAGATACTGATTATGATTCAGTTGCTGCACTTATCCGTGAAGGTAATATTGTTACTATCTTCCAAGGAAGATCAGAAGGTGGTCCTCGTGCTTTAGGTAATCGTTCTATCTTATTTGATCCTACTATTAAAGATGGTAAGGATATTGTTAATGGTGTTAAGCACAGAGAATGGTTCAGACCATTTGCATGTTCTATTAAGAAAGAACATGTACATGAATGGTTTGATCTTCAAGGACGTGAAGAAACACCACACATGATGTATGCTGTGAAATGTCATGATGGTGTAGAAGAAAAGATTCCATCAGTGATTCATGTTGATAATACATGCAGAATTCAAACTGTGACAGAGGAACAAAATGAACATTACTATAAGCTCATTAATGCTTTCCATAAGATTACAGATGTACCTATACTCTTTAACACTAGTTTCAATCTTGGAGGTGAACCTCTTGTTGAAACAATCAATGATGCGTTAGAGACATTAGAGAAGAGTGAGATCGAATACATGTATCTCCCAGAAATTCAAAAGTTAGTTAAGGTTCCTAACAAGTCTGATGACTGATCATTTTGAAGATATCTTAGTTATTGATGATGTAATCAGTCCAAGATATCAGGAGCATCTAAAACAAACAGTAATGGATTCAAAGTTCCCATGGTACTTCAATCGTGATATAACATCACCCTTGTGGTACTGGGAACAAAACAAACTTAATGATTCCAAGCTTGATGTGGAGGATTCTTCTTTTACTGGGTTCATGCACATCCTTTGGGGGAGAGAGGGGAAAGACTCTGAGTGGTATGATATTTTCGTCCCTCTTCTTTATTCGATGGAAGAAAAAATTAACATGACTATCAAGGATCTTGTTCAATTAAGATTGGGTCTCTTTACATTGAACAAGAACATCCAACCTCATCATGTTCCACATGTTGATTATCAAGGTGATGGATTGAAGTACACGGCAATTTATTACCTTAATGATAGTGATGGTGATACTCATTTCTTTAATGAATTTCTAGATCCTAATATCAAGAGGTTCATTAATGGGTATGACCCCAGTCTCTTTACCGTTGCTAAAACTGTGAAACCTAAATCAGGTAGATTAGTTTTATTTGATGGTCGAAGATATCATGCTTCTCGTTATCCAGAGAGCACAACTGAACGTTTAGTTTTAAACATAAATTTTAATCCTGCTTAATTATGTGGATACTTGGTGTTAATAGATCTCATGATGCTGCTATCTGTCTCATGAAGGACAATGAAATTGTATTGTCTTTACAGGAAGAGAGATTAACACATGTCAAATATGACAGAGAGGTATTTCATGCTTTGGATTTGGTTGCAAAATATACTGATGTAATTGACTTATGTGCTTACACACATTTGTATAATACTAAGAATGATTTTGGACCATACTTTAAATATATTAAGAAGATTGGGATTAAAGTCGAACGGTATGTAGAGGCAAAGGATTACCACCATTCTCTACATGCTGCTTGTGGGTATTATAATTCAGGATTTGATGAAGCAGGTATTCTTGTAATAGATGGTGCTGGTGCTGATCATCCATGGGGTAAGGAGAATGAAACTATATTTAAGTTTACTCAAGATCCTAATGCAGCACAATGTTTATATCAAAAGGTTATTGGATATGAGAATCAACCAATTAATAATGCACCACCATTTGTAGATGATAAAAGAAGTATTGGTGTTGGATTTGTTTATTCTGGTATCACAGAATATTTGGGATGGGATAGTTTAGAGTGTGGTAAAACTATGGGTATCTCTTCATATGGAGAACCTAATGATAAAATTAAATCAATGATATCTGATAGTGGAGGTAATACCGACAGGTTTGCTTTAGCAGATTTCAATGAACATAAGAATGTAATGGTAAAAATGCGTCCTTATGATTACATATCATATTCTAAAGATGCAGATGATAAGTTTAAAAGAAATGCAGATCTAGCATGGAAATTGCAGAATGAGTTTGAAGAATATGTGTACCAAAGAATTATGGCTACACATAGATTAAGTGGATCTAATAATGTTATCTTTACTGGTGGATGTGCTTTAAATTGTGTTGCTAATTATAGAATATTAAAAAGATTACCAAAAGAGATTAACCTATATGTTGAACCTATGTCAGCTGACTGTGGTGTTGCTATGGGTGCAGCGTATATAACTTATGCAAGAGAGGGTAAAGCAAAATATAAAAAGAAAAAATTAAGACCATTAAAGAATCTATATCATGGACAACCTTTGAGGTATCATTATGAATTACAAAGTAATGAATTTAAAGTATGTGAGGTTACACCTCCAAGAGTTGCTGAACTAATCAGTGAAGGTAATGTTGTTGCTATTGCTCAAGGTAAATCTGAGAATGGTCCTCGTGCTTTAGGTAATCGTTCTATACTGTATGATCCTCGTGCTGTAGATGGAAAGGATGTTGTTAATAAAGTAAAGAAGAGAGAGTATTGGAGACCGTTTGCTGGCACAGTACTTGCTGACCATGCACAGGACTGGTTTGATATGGATAGGTTATATGAATCACCACATATGATGTATGCAGTTGATGTATTAAAATCAGCAGTAGATCAGATACCATGTATCACTCACGTTGATAATACATGTAGGATTCAAACTCTTACAGAAGAACAGAATCCAAACTACTATAAATTAATAGAGGCATTCTATCATTTAACAGGTGTGCCTATTCTATTCAACACATCTTTCAATCTAGCTGGTGATACTATAGTTGAAACTATAGAGGATGCATTAAAGACTATGAGAGAAAGTGAGATATGTTATCTTTACTTACCTGAAAAGAGTGAATTATTATTCTTCCCAGATGCAAAAGAATCAACTGTTGATCAATTACAATTAAAAAATAGATATCTAAAACAACTACTATGAAACTAACAGATTTAATATACGAAGAAAAAGGTTTTCTATCTCAGGAAGATTGTGATGCATGGAAAGATTGGTTCTGGACTAATACTAGATTTCATGAGGATGGTGGTGTTGGTGTAGGTGAAGTTGATACTGCACATAAAAAGTGTAAGCAAGTAGTTCCTATTGTTGGACAAGACTTCTGGTGTCAGTTAGCAATTGAAACTGACCGTGCTATTAATCATTTCTATAAGTGGGGTGCTAAGGATAAACTTCTTTGGAGAGCACCACTAGTATCTTATGATCACTCTATTAGATGCTATCCTAAAGATGATGGGTGGTTCAGGGATCATATTGACATATCCCCTATGGATCCATTATTATTGTCAAGACTCTATGCCATGATCATTTACTTGGATAATGTTAGAGGTGGTGGTGAAACTGAATTTCCAGAGTTAGATTACAAATGTGAAGCTGAACAAGGTAAACTTTTAATCTTCCCTTGCAATCAGTTATATCCACACAGAGGTAACAAATCTACAATGGATTCAAAGCATATCGTAACTGCTTTCTTCTGTGCTGATATTGATGCACCACATCTAAAACAAAATCAGCATCCAAATCAGATGCATGGTAATCTTTTCAAAAAATACACATGATTATTTGGGTTAATGGTTGCTTTGATGTTCTCCATAGAGGACATTTCGAATTGCTAAATTATGCTAGGTCTTTAGGATCTATGCTTATAGTGGGTATCGATACTGACCGAAAGGTCAGAGCAGACAAAGGACCAGATAGACCCATCTATCCATTAGAGGATAGGAAGTATCAATTAAGTTCTTTGAAAGCAGTGGACGTAATCCATACGTTTGATTCAAGACAAGAGCTTGAAGAATTGATAAAAATCATAAACCCTGATATACTAGTGGTAGGTTCTGACTGGAAAAACGGAGACGTAGTAGGACGTGAGTATGCAAAAAGAGTTGAATTCTTCGATAGGATCGGAGAATATTCCACAACAAAAACAATACAAGGTCATCGTTATAGGTGAGACTTGTATAGACAAATATGTTTACGGTAGGTGTACTAGGTTGAGTCCTGAAGCACCTGTACCAGTAATGGAATACATTCGTACTGAAACAGCAGAAGGAATGGCAAGTAACGTAAGAGC